TGGGCTAAAGACAGTTCTCTCATACCGTTTCCTCTATCTTAACATTAAATAAATTGCAGAATCTATTAAAATTCTTGTTTTCTATTTTCATGTCCTCCTCATACCTGTCAATTGACTTGATGAAATCATTGTAACAGTCCTTGCATATCCATTGATTGATCACCGCCACGTAATAACCTACGGATGTAGGTCTGTTACACATATCGCAAATACCTAAGCACCCGTATCTGGTAAGCTTATCCATCATCTCCTGTCTTGTTATTTCAAGCACCTTGAATCCCTTGTAATTATCAACTACCTTTGCCATTATTGTAAATTTGTTTAATTATAAAATAATCCGCTATATCCATCCCCTCATCTATATTGGGTTTTGATTCTAGAAAATCACTTATCTCTATATTCATCCCCCTCATATCCTTGTCTACCTTCTTTCTCCATTCGTTGAAAGCGTCGCCCTTATCCGGGTACAGGACTATCCGCCTCCTACCCAATGTCTCTATCATCTCCCTCTTCAACATATGGATACCGCCACAGGCCATGAACAACCTGCTAGGGTACACGATGTTGCAGATAACAGCCGTCTTCTCTGACTCTACTATATACACCGGAGCGTCATTGGGATAGAAGTTGATAAGGAACTCCCCGAACAGGCATTGCCTAAGCAGGTAATCCTGACCGTCCAGTATATGCACCCAACATACATGATCCATGGGAACCTTTACCCTCTTCCCGTCAGGCCCGTAGTCCATTATCTTCCCGGTCCGCACCACCCAATTCTTATCCAGTTGCCAGAACACACAGCACTTACCCCAGTCCCCGAATCTCATCATCCCCACCTTATACAAGCTAAATGCCCTATTGGTATGATACGATCCGAAGATATTGGATAGATAATCTTGAAGATCGGATGTCTCGAAAGGATTAAGGGTCTCAAACATCTTGTTTACTGGGATACAGTTGGCTATATCTGGGTTCACAGGAGGCCTGTATCTTCTTAGCACTTTGTTAGAATCGGTAAAAAGATCATTGCTCCCAAGCTCATTGCCTGTTGGATATTTAAAATAACCACATTTATTTTTGTGATCACATACCCCAAACTGCTCCCCTACTATCTGTCCGGTGGTTACATCTACGTACGGCGTAAAGCATCTATCCCTGCCGCATTGCGGGCACGTCAGCTTTCTTCTTGGCTTACTATGATCCAATTCATATCTGTGAACGCTCTTGTCAAATTCCCTAAACTCCATTATCCTATCCTCTCACTCATGATTCGATAAATATAATCTCTCAGTGATTCTTTTCTTATCAAGTTATTCAATTCAAAATCACTTTCTATATCCAAAGATCCTATTCTTGATGTAACCGTATAATTGGTTTTCTCGAACTTATACTTACCTTGGAGATATACGACTGTAGCCATGTTAAGTATAGGATTATCAGTTTGTCTCTTCAGTTTATATTGGCTTGTCTTGGCGGTAGGATCACCCGGAGCGAAGTTATATATCTCCTCTATCTCCAATATCTTTCCGTAGTTCTCCATTATCATTCTTCTATACAACTCAAGTTGAAAAGCATACTCATCATAGAAATTGCCTTTCCTGTTTGATTTGAAGTCCAATATAGCGAATATCCTCCTGCATCTCTTTATCTTCTTTTTCTCTGTCTTAGGTTGACCCTTCTTGGCTCCAGTCTTATAGAACTCTCCTGTCTCGACCTCTATCTCCACTGTCTCCGGCTCGCTGTCCATCTCCACCACGGCGTCCACCGAAGAAGCTACCTTTAACCTGCTTGACCTCAACATCTTCTCGATCAATACAGGTTTTACATGTCTTTCCTTGCAGAATATGGCAAATGATATTAGATCCTCTATTAGCTCATCAATGTTATCCACTAATATCCGCTCCATCCTATACTTGTCTATTCTCAACTTAGCTTCCTTAACAGCTTTTCTTATCCATGTTGGAATCAGTTTTATCTTAACTCCCGTCAGATATAACCCAAACAGATAATGCATGATAGTTCCTAAGTCAGCCCGGTAGTTGGCATACTCGTCTGGGTCCTTACCCTTGAGTCTCATCTCATTTTTCCATTTTTCTAATGCCCCGGAAGTATCACAATACCCATTCGCAATATTATTGGTAGCCCCATCATATATGATAGGGTATCCATCAGCTCCCATTTCATAATAAACACGCTTGCCAGCCACGGTCATTCTGTATAAGACTGGTGTCGGGATATCCTTGATCCATTCAGCGGCATAATACTGTTGCTCAGTCTCCAGATCATACTCAATTTCTATCTCCTCATCAGGTTCTTTTTTAGGCTCGTCAACAGGCTTTTCTTCCTCATAGATATCTTCCTTCGGAACCGTTGATAAAACGTCTAATATGCCAAAGAATGCGGTAAATTTAGGATCTGTATGATATGCTCTTAATATTGGAAGTGATGATCTCCAGTAGTATGATGGACACACGTCCTTTATCTTGCCTAAACCCGATCCTCCTATCTCTCCATTATCCTCGATAACCACATTGTGTCTCTCGGATAAACGGACTCTCATGTCATCAAACAGTTCTTGATCGCTTATGACCTCCATGATCGTCCCATAACTATATATCGTGTCACTTATAGCCTTATATCCTAGGCCTAAAAGTAATCTTTGTTTTCTTCTATCCATGATAATAATCTGGTTTTTAATTTACCATCCTCCTCGACTCTAGGTGCGAGATCCCTCATCTTTTTGGCCACTAAAAGCCATGTGTCACCGAACTCCTCTAAAAGCCGGTCAAAATCCATCGTGTCTAGCAGATAGTCAAACCTCGTGTGTTCGTCTATCGTCAAATAAATAACATTATCATTATCCTCAGCGACAGACTTATATCTTCGTTTAGGATATAAGTGGCATATATTGCCTACTCCGGGGCATGGTATATACATCCCCGTAAGGGATCTTCTTACCATACTTAATCTTGCCACATGAGCGCCAAAAAAGATGCTGAGGCTTCGTCCCTTCGGCTTGGTCTTCACCCGTATCGCCGTCCTTTCCTTTGGCGGTAGTTCCCTAGCCCGGCACGCAGGGCACAATCCCTTGCTCCTTATGGCTATCATCCTGCCGCACCTCTCACATGGTAACATCCTGCCCTTCATGCCTTTTTCTTTTTATAACTTTTATTAAACTCCATGAGGCTCATGGCTCTATATCTCTTAAGCCTATCTATTTTGCCCTTCGTCCAATCCTGATCCTTGAAATTGATGATCGTGTCGAATATCTGAGCTAGTTCCCGGATATTAAAACTCCTGTTTTGTATCTTCTTATAGAACCCCGATCTGCTATATCCTAATTTAGAAGCTAGATAAGTTTTGTTAGACAATGTGAGGATACGATAAATCGTACCCTCCATCTTGCTTATCTCCATCAACTTCTCGGCGACGGATGATGTGGTCTCATAGCTAGCTTTATTGCTTATTATTCTCATGTTTCTCCGGATTCCTGATCTTACCATCAAACTCGCAGAAGTCCATCAGTTTCTTCTCTTCCTTGATACAAGTGACAACGAAATCTGATATGGTTCCTTTCATGCCTTTCTCGAAATTCTTTTTGGCATGATCAAGGTCATTGGCCCGAACGATGTAGTTAAACGCCTTGCGTTTCTCATTGCCCGATTTCTCGTCTATCGTAATATAATCAGCCGTGACCTTATAGAACCGGTCTCCATCCATGGCGAATAATTCCGCTATCCGGAATCGTTTGATATCAACACTAAACTCACCGGAGATAAGCGGTCTCATCTCCTCTATAATTCTAGCCTCACACTCTGTATAAGAAAGGGCATCCACTAAATACTCTTCCTTTACCTTCTTCTTCATGCCGTTCTCGGCATCGGTCTCATAAGAAACCGTACATTTAAACCAATTGTGCATCTTATTAATCTATGTTGTTGTTAAACAATGGGTAATCCTTTATCCCTTCACGAATATATCTTTCCGTATCATCATCCACGTCATAAGCTTTCTTAAAAAACGTCATAGCCGTATTCGTATCATGATCCACCAACGGAAGATATTCCTTTACAAAAAGGAATCTAAGATGATTCATATGATCAATCTTATTTCTTACATCGATTACCTTCGACCAGATCTCGGCATGGATTTCACTCATTCTTTTTATATCCTTCTTGTATTTATCTACCTGATCTTTATACTCCTCCTCAATCTTATTATTCTTGTCCTTTATAGATTTGTAGGATTCCTCATCTTTCGTATCAAACATTGGAATATGTTTGATATTGATTATATCCAACTTATTATATATCTTATCATTGGATATAGTGAAATCGTATGTAGTCTTGTATAAATCAAACTTACTTAAGAACTTAGCTATTTTAATAGCATCATCCTGATTAAAAACAGCTATGCTCAATCCTTCTAAAAGGTAGAAGAAATTAGATGGAGAAATAGGTTTGTAGTCGTATGTCTTCATAACTGGAGGTTCGTCCACAAACCTAACACCCTCCTTAGCGCATCTTGTTATGATCAATCTATCTATCTGCTCGTCAGTAAGATCATATATCTCCTGATCGGTCATCTCATTAATTGTCTTCATCGTCATCCTTCTCCATCATTATAGCCTTTACCACCTTTTGTTTATAAACCTCACTCATAAGGCAGGTAAAATCCATATCATCCATACCAGCCATAACATTGGCTTCTACCCTAAGATTCATCTCAATGCTCCTTACATTGATTTCACAGTTATCATCATCTTCTTTATAGAAAATGACTTTGCCACCATACTCGAAACCATCATCTTCGGTCTTAACCATATCGATGATCTTCTCCAATTTCTTTACAAACTCACTCTTTTTCATATATGCAATTTTTATGTGTCTACAAAAGTAGACATTTTGTTTTTGAATTAAATTAAATAAACATTATTAATAGTTAATACTATCCTTTCTCCTATCATTCATATTTATTCTTTGGTAATTATACCCTAACATCTGCTCCATCTTCTTTAACCCAATTAACCGTATCGCAATGCCAGCAATACCCTGTCTCAGAATCCTTTTTATGAGAATGGGAACCACATGTAGCGCACCAATAATTATCATCTATATTGTATGTGTAACTTTTATCCTCATGCATCTTATCTATTCTAGCTACCCTATCTTCCAATAGATCCTTTAGATAATGGCATTCATAAGGCCTATCTTCTTCCCTTAATATATAAACATCTATGTCCATCATATTCCCCATCCTGTCCGTGCACATACACTCGGCGGCATGACGTACGCTATCTTCCGGCATCCCCGGGACTATCTCCCGGATCACTGCCTCCATCTTCTCTTGGTATTCGGTATCTACCTTAGCTACCAAATCCTCTAATTTATCTATTAAACTCATGATCTTTTTACTTCTTTGTATATAACATCCGTACTGTCTTCCTAAAACTATATATCCATCCTCTATATTGCTATGATATACAACATCATTGGTGTCATTATCCAATATATCATAGGTAATTATATTACCATTTCCCATTCTCTGGTGTAAACAGGATCTCTCCTGTATTCACCCAATGATTCCAGTTATTTTTAAGCTCATCAATGTCGTACTCCTTAGCCGAACGACCATTGTCAGACCTATTTATAACTGACATAATGCTTTCTGCCTGCACGCTTCAATGACAATAACAGTCCGTCCCGCATCCGCACGCCGTGGATCTCCCGTTATCGAACTCCCAGACCAGAGGCCGGAGGCCGCATCGTGGACACGGCAACCATTCCATTGGATTCTCCGGTTCCTCATAAGCGTCAACACACTTATATTCTTTTGTTATCATAGTTAATCCTATGGAATTGATCTGATCTTTTGATCTCTCATCTCATTCTTATCCTTGAACATCATTATCCTATTTACAATCCCCTCCGATTCCATGTATGTCGAGAATCCATGTATCCTTAGATATTGAATAGCTGATAATGATTTCTCCAATATCTCCCTATATTCCATATCTGTTTTAACTGCTTTCTCCATGATCTTTTCCCTCCATTTCTTCTAATATAATTACCTATTTAATTTAGGTAATGTAATTATATATCTATTTAATTTCAGTGATTTCCCATCTAATCTAATTTAAGTTTAAATCACTTAATGTTAATACCTTTTTATCCAATAGATCAATAAGTAGCATCGCTCTCGACTCTACCTCTGTATCTCCAAATCCACTATACACTTCTGTTTGTGAATCGTAAACATCGTATCGAACATAGGCAGTTTCGTAATATTCGCTATCCTTATTCGGGAAATATTGTGTCAACTGCAACCAGTCATCCCATATTTTTGATTTACTGATATTTATCATACTTGGTAGTATCTCTCCAAGTTCATGACTCATATAAGCCGGTATGAGGTCTCCTTCTTTTCTGTATGAATATCTCATTGTATTTTGTGTAACTGATTCTGTTTTAGATCCCCCTCCTTTCATCTCTTTCACAAAATAAAATTCCGACTCTGAATTTACACCCAACTCATGCAACTTTAATGCAAGCTCATAAGGGCACATAAAATTTTGATATTTCATGTTATTCTATATTTTCGTTTCTGTAATCTCCTGCATAGTCCAACCATACCCTGTAATCATTTCTGTACTTGATCGCCTTTATTTTCATATTCCGGGATATATTCTTAGGTAATTATATACAACCTTGCACCACAAAGCATTAGCGGACGCCCCGCTTCCCCGACCGCCTTATCCATACACGCCGGCTCCACCGGTAACGCCACCCATGACATCTTGGATGTTTCTCCCGTAAATCTGATAGTGATTGCCATAGCTCTCAAATGTTAGTTGATATCTGTTTAACTCCATCCTAATTGTCTCGCAACACCCTCCATCTCGCTATATGCGATCCTATGACATCCAGCAACCAATATATCATTCTTATAGCTATTGATCTTCCATTTGTGACCGGTTATATCCAATGCCATATCGTGTTGGAATTTACCGCCATTACGGAAGAGCTTTATCAATTTCCAAAGTCTCTCAGCTTCAGCTCGTCCTATCTTGATATTCTTACTAGTCTCAATTATGCCATTCTTGATGCGAAGCCATACGTTAGGCTGGTCATCCTCCAAATAATAATGTAGATATAATTCTAGAATCTTGCCAGACTTCCACATCTCGATCTGTTCTTCAAATTTTTTCTTGCGATCTTCTTTTTCTTTTCTTCTTTTTTCAAAAATTAAAGCCTCTTTTTTCGCCTTACTGTCTTCCCATCTCTGACATCTGGCCACATACTCAGCCCACGTTCCTTCACCACAAATCTCATCTACTATCACATTGGTCGTTCCTAAAGTTTCTAACGCTTGATGATTTAGCAATACCTCAAACACACGCTTTAACTCATGGACATATTCACTTTTAATCTTATCCGATTCATAAGATAACTCATGTTTAGTTCCGATCCAGGTGTTTGCACTCTTTTTAAGAAGGCTCTTGGGAGTACCCATATTAAAGAACTCAATATAATCCATTAGATTTCTAAATACTCCCCAAACATCCCTATAAGACAGGCTTGTTCTAACCTTCTTGTATTTCTCGATAACCTCTTTGATAAGCTCCAATTGACTGGTGATAAAAGCCATGCTGCCATCATCAGACATATTATATCCAACAGAAAATACCTTTGAACCAGTTGGTATTGCACTACGAACACAATGTTGATGTTTACAGGTAGAAGAAGAATAATACTTATCGTTAAGCAAATACGCCTTTTCACCACACTTATTTCTTACGATTCTTCCAACCTCAAAATGATAACCATAAGAATAAATACTTCTACCTTCAAAGAAAAGATTACTACCTCTTGCGGATTCTTTCTTTTCGTTTGCCCACAAATGAGCGACCATAGAATTGTTCATATCTATTAAGTTTTTAGTGTTAATTATTGATTATACTTGCTAAAAATAACATCGACACAAGTTCCGCCAATAGCGTTTGCGTCATTATACGAAGGTGATTATATATCAGTTTACACCGATATAACTTGCCGCTAGGAATATAAAGAAATTTGGCCTAGAGAAGACTAATCTCATAGGCCAAACAAAAGATATCTCACCGGTGGTGAACCGGGTAGGGGACGTGGAGCCGTCGGCGTTGGCCGGGGCTGTGAAGCGTCAAGTTATATCGGTGTAAACTGTTATATAATCACCTTAGGATATATATCCTTATCATAATCAGTTGGATGACAGTATATAGGATCATTGTACTTGAATTTGAATCTAAAATCATACCTCGTATATCCAACTTCCCAGCCATAAGCCTCAGTATTTGTCAGATCCCCAAAAGACTTCATGGTGCTTATATAATCAGCACCATAAGCTTCCATGCAACAATCCATTATATTCCAGCGCTCACGCTCTATGATCCTTTCTTGTGAATCTTTTGACAGCTCATCAAACTCATACAGTTTTAATACAATCTCTTTCATAATCCCTCCTCTTTTAATATAACTAGATCCCTAACGTCAATCGAATGACATACGTACCTCCTTATGTTCACGTTTAGAGATATGATTGTGGCTATTCTCACGAACCACCACAATCCAGATTCAGATATCACTCATCCTTTATCTTCACAAAAGGATTTTCTACATAAAACTCCACTACACCCTTAGATTTTATAGATGTCACTATACCGGTGGTATCCACAAATCCATCTGTCTCATCCATTGTCAAATCTTCTATTTTATCTCCCGGCAGAAAACAAAGATTATAGTCTTGATCAATATACATAATCATCTTTAACCTAACCATGTCATCAATGACGCCTTTCATTCTCTCCACAACATCTAATTGATCATCAGTAAGCATTAATTTACTTTTTGAAGATTTTACTAATCTCATGTCTCCATTCTTGTCAACTACAGTCAAGTCATTGAATTTATACACATCTTCACATGTTCTGTAATATGTTTCCTTACAATAAATTTTTCCTTTATTATCTATTTCAACATCAAAACATTCCAACTTACACTTGACAGCTCTTCCGTTTTTGTATTTCCACACATCACCTATTGGAGCGAATCCGTATAATGACTTAAAAACATCATATATTGATAGTTTTGTCTTAGGGATGCTCTTATCCTTTTTAAAACATTCTTCGGACGAATAAAATAATTTCCCATCTAATGTCTTCTCAGCCCTACATCCTCCCCATGTTCCTACATATCTAACTACTCCATATGTAAAACTGATCAAGATTTTATCAATCTCAAACCACTTTAATTTTCCTGACATATCGTCAAAAAGATATCCACTCTCTAGATAAACCGATAAATGCTCTCTTATTTCCATAACAATTTATTTTTTAATTAAACAACATCATTTGCCTTGATCGCTATCAGTCTCAATACTCCTCTAAGTATCATGGTTTTCATGATACAACTCATAATATTACATTGAACTTCTCATTTAAACTATCTAAAGCTCTTTGGTACTCCTCTTCCCTATCGAACTTAATTTGAGTTCCGCTCTCCAAGCCGAAAGATAGGTGGAAGGATATAACCCAGCCCGACCCGTCCACGGCCTGCCCCTTGGGTGCCCACGACATCACCTGCTTCTTGGATATATACCAATTCCCTATCTGCACGAAGTCAGGATAGTTGTTAATCAAATACCTTATCTGAATATTCAGATAATCCATATTATCAAAATAAATTATGTGATATTTGTTTCTTATCCTTATCTTCAAAAAGGGATTATCCCCGTAATACGCAGCGAAGGCTGACACCACGGAGATAGGGTATCTAACGCCTTTTATTATCACCCATTTCATATACAATACCTCCTTATATTAAACTATTTAATATAAATTCATCTTCCTCCGTTCTCTCATTCATAGGCTTATTTTGTACCGTTTTGACAAGATCAAGCACTTCATCCCAAGTCCTTTCTGATAGCGTCCCATTATTTATGCCACAACACCTACATCCACTAGAAAATACCGGTATCATACTTCCATCACACATCCTAACGAATTTATATCCTACATATTCATTGCATAAGAAACATCTTCTTACTGGGATAAACCTTATTCTACCTCTATTAATGATATTTATTAATACCTCACGATTCATATTATTCCCTTAATTTACGTTTAACCTCTTTAACATACATAGGAGAATGCAATCCCCTATGCAACTTTATAGCCCGATCTATATCCTTTTTAGGAT